TCATGAGATTCTCTACACCGTCATGATCCAAGGAAGAGTCGAATGTTTCGTCCAGTACCAGTAGGTTAGTAGCAACAGAGTTCTTCATCTTAGCAATCATACGCCAAGTAAACAGAAGAGCAAGGTCAATACGTTGCTTTTCGCCTTCGGAGAAACTATCGTAGGTGAATGCGTCACGATGTCTGGACTTAATCGTCTCTTGGAAACTCTCGTCCAGATTAAAGTGCACAAAGAAATCTAGGATCTGCAGATATTTATTCACAAGGTTATTGATGATAGGGATGTACTGCTTAATAACCTTTGTCTTAATACCCGTATCTTTCAGCATCTCTGCCATGACTGAGTTATATGAGAACTCTTCGTTCAGTTTCATACGCTCTTCCATAAGAGCATCTTTCTCAGAGTTCATATCAGTCAGTTCTTGGTTCGCTCTCGCGAGGTCGCCAGTACGCGAGGTTAGACGGGTGATATCATCATTTAAAGTCTGAATAGCATTCTGTAGTCTCTTGATCGACTGACCATTCGAATGAATAGTAGATTGCTTTTCGCGAATCACTTCTGCTGATTCTGTAAACTTATCGATCGTTTCTGTTACTGCTGCAGCTTCCTCATCTGCCTTACGAATAGCACTCTGTAGTTCGCGGGCGCGAGAGCGAGCGTGATCGAGTTTAGAGTTGCGGGTCTCTTCTGAGATTTCTTGTGTACACGTAGGACACTGGGAGTTCGTCTCATAGAACTTAGCGTCATTTACCACATTCTTTACCTGCGTGGTAAACTGCGCACGATATTGTAATAGGGTTTGTTTACGATCATGTGCACTATTCAGTGCTTCACTTACCTTATCATTCTCTTTCTCGATGAACGATGATAGTTCAGCATTCTCTGCTAACAGTCCGTCAATTTCGTCTCTTGCTTCGGTAATCTGATTCTTTTTAGAATTAATCTCTTCCTGATTCATAGCAGTGATATCACGAATATATTTCTTCTGCGCGTCGATCTGATTCTTTTTCAGATCCAGCTGGTAGTTCAGATCCTTTAGCTTCTCTTTTAGCGTAGCATTCTTTTCCTTTACAAGGATATTCATCTTAGAGAAGACGTTAATGTCTAGCAGATCTTCGATAACCTCTCTGCGGTATTGTGCAGAGAGTTGCATGAAAGGAATAAAAGATGAACTACCGAGAACCACAATCTGGTGAAACGATTTATGATTCAACTTAATGATGTTCTGTTCTAGGATTCTTTGATATTCTTTTGAATGCGAATCCTGGTTAATTAGAACATTATTCTTCCAAATCTCAAAGATCTGTGGTTTAACCCCACGGATAATCTTAAAGTCAGCTTTGCCTACGCTAAACTCAATCTCCACAACGCAGTTCTTATTGTTAATAGAGTTAACCAACTGTGGCTTATTAATATTGCGGTGTGGCTTACCAAACAATGCGAATGACATAGCATCCAACATTGTAGACTTACCTGCACCATTATGACCAACAATCAGTGTCGATTTATGTGTAGTTAGGTCCATCTCGGTGAAGCTATCCCCAGTGGACATAAAGTTACGCCACCGCAGTTTCTTAAAGTAAATCATGCAATCTCCAGTGCTTGGGCTTCGGTCAGCAGATTACGCATGCTGGACTTTAGCCGGTCTTTATCTAGATCAGTGTCCACTGCATCTACATAGCTATCGAGCAGTTCACCTGTATCCTCTACAGATACAGCTTCATCCTCTACATTCTCGCCGAGGAATTCGTTAAAGTTCTCTGCAATTTTCAGATCATGGATCTTCTGTGATTGTATTCTATCAATAAACCGATCGAATGTAAACAGATCACTCTTGCTAATAACGACAACTTTCACAAATTTGTTATCCAGATGGGAAGTGTCATACATCGAATAGTCGACATTCGAATCATCGTAGACGATACGTTCGAAGAGTCTGTGTGGGTTTACAATCTTTGTTAGTTCTCTGGTAGCAGTATCAAGCACGTGGAATCCTTTTTCATCGCCAGCATCTGACCAAAAGAATTCAGACTGTGTGCCAAGATAGTGGATGTTATCTTTTTGAGAACCTACATGGAAGTGACCTGAGATTACTTTTTCAAATCGTGAGAATAGGCTATGATTTAGACCAGCGTGAGATGGTACGCCACGTAGAACATCAAATCCCATAAGCTCAAGATGTCCACCCAACCAGTCTGCTTTGCAGTTATTGATAAAGTTCATAGATCGGTCATAGTTCTCTTGACAAATCCATGGGAGCATAGCAAGATTGAACCCATCTAGATCGAGTACGGTCGGCTCCATGTGAATAGTGACTTCACCCATATAGTGACCAAGTAGTTCTTTCAGTGCATTCAGTTCGTTAGTGTTTTTGTAAAACGTGTCATGGTTTCCAGGAATGACGTCCATGTGCATTCCGTACTCTCGCAGTTTTGCAAGAAAAGACTTCCGGTAACGATGAAGTGACTTAAAGTTAATGAACTTGCGATTATCAAAAACGTCACCAAGATGGATGATGCGTTTGATATTGTTCTCGCGTAGATACGGGAAGAATACATCGCTATAAAAAAGATCAGCATTATCTGCAAAAATATCAGAAGAATTCCGAATACCAGTGTGAGTATCATTTAAAATAGCCACCTTCATTGTAAAATATCCTTTGTAGGTTTCCAACCAAGCTTGGTTAGATATTCAATATCAGCAACTGTGACTTTTCGTTCATTCGGGGTTTGATCATAACGAATCTCGCCTTCGAATCCAAACTTTTGAGCGAGTAATAGAACAGGTACAGTCAAGCCAGTTCCGATGTCTACGACAGGATCTATCTTATTATAGTTCTTCATGATTGTAAATATCGCAGAACAAAGATCTTCTACGTGAATAAAATCCCTAAAATGTTCGGCGTTAATATACTTCACTCGCCCTTGTTCGAGCATTCGGTAAAGCATATCTTCTCGACCAGGCCAGACCGTATGAAATCTCATACCAACAGATCGATTCAAAGCTTGAGCTTGTAATTCGTTCATCTTTTTAGTAGTTGCGTATGGGTTATTCCACCATTCTTTTGCATTTGAAGAAGAGGCATATAGAAACTTACACTTAGTTCCATTTACGAAGTTAACAGCGCATTCCATCCCGCCTACGTTGTTATCATAATATTTTTCTGGATCTTCAATTGATTTTCTAACCCCTGCAAACGCAGCAAGATGAATCAAATAATCATGAACATCATACTTATTCCAATTAGATTGTTTACAAACATCGCCTTCAAAAGAAGTAACTAAATATCCTTTATCAATAAGATATGTCCTCAGATTGGATCCGATCATACCTTCTGCCCCAGTTAAAAGTACTGTCTTCATCCGAAAATCTCTCCAAGGTCAGAATCACTAGAAGAAACAGTTTCCCGTTTTTTACGTTCTTTTTTCTTCTCTTCTTTTACAATCGAATCAAAGTAAGTATCTTTTTCTTTCAATTGATCGATCTTACCTTTCAATTGGTCGACAAAGGCATGTGCTGCTGCAATCGATTCTTCGTCCGCGTTCGCGAGCGCGAACTCATCAAATGGGCTTTGGGAGATAAATTTAATCTTAATATCCTGCTGCTTCTTTTCCTTTGCTATCCTACGAAGGAAAGCATACCAGCAGATCTGGGTAAAGTAAGCAAATCCGTTTGGTAATCCAGAACGTGTTGCTGCTTCAATATCATAGTTGTGGATAGCTTTTAAGCAGTTCTCGACAGCATCCATTACCATTTCGTCACGGTAAGTGTATCGAATGAAGTTCACCTTATGGGATAATCCTTCAGCAATCTTTAGGAAGGATATAGCAATGTAGTTGGTGACCTTTGGTATTTCTTTGCCAGCTGCTTCAGCTTCTTTTACTGACTTAATATATTCGACAAGGGCTTGGCTAAAATCTCTATTATTTACATAGTGTGGTTTATCTTTTGGTTTCATTATATACTCCTAGCATATCTTACTGATTATAAATCAGAATCAAGGGTTTGTAAACAAAATATTTTTAATTTAGGGGATTTACAAATGTAAAAATATCGGTATAATAAAAGAGTGCTTCTGAGGAGGATAGAATACTAGTGCATCCTCGGGCGAAGAGAAACGATCTTATCTTTATCCGAGTCAGACATTTCTTCTAAAACCTCATCGAGAGAGGATTTAGGTATTTTTCTCATATTCTCTAAGTGGTTAATATATTGGGCTACAATAAAATCATGAGGATTAGCTATAGATGTAATATGATAAAAATTCAAACTAATCAGTTGATCCGTTCTTTCCTGATATAACATAAAGGGTCTGAAAGTATAATAACGAGTACTACTTTGCCAATCCTCGGCCGAAATAATTAGAAAAGCGTTTCGAATAATAACAGATTCAGGCGAATCTTCTGATTGGAAATCGGGCCAATCGATTACTTCACATATTAACTCTTCCCCGCCTTGAAGGCGCATCTGTTTATATTCTTTATTCATTTTAGGTCCACTTCATAAATTTTATATTCGAACTCTTGCTTTATATACATCTTCACTCTTTCCAGTGAGTGTTCTAAGGTGTAGTTCTTCCGACCTTTCCAATGTAGATCATCAGCAATATCATAAAGCCGAGCGATTGATCCATCATCAGACTTTCTTAATCCTCTTCCGATGGATTGTAATACCCTAATCTGGGATTTACTCGGGGAGGCAAAGATAATGTTGTGGAGATTGCGGATGTTAATACCAGTAGAGAAAGTACCAAGTGACGCCACGATAATCGCATTTTTCTGGGTCTCTACGATCTTACGAATAGCTTCACGATCGCTCGTGTCCGTATCACCTGATACGAAAAACACTTTTCGATTCTCATGAGCTTTATCCTTGATTAGGTCGTACAGCGGCTTGCCATGTTTGTCGACGAAGTTGAATAGTACTAAGGTATTTCCATTCAAGTCCAAAGCAAGATTGCTAATAAGCTTATTACGAGAATCATTTCGAACAATGTAGTCCAGTTCGGATTGGTAATCTTGTTTTCCCCAGTTTTTACGAACTTCTTCAGGATGTTTTAGTAATAGGATTGTAATATTTAACTTCGATAATGTGTCTTCATCCTGAAGCTTTTTTGTCGTGGTTACATTATATATCTTTCCAAAAAGTCCTTGAAGTACGAGCTCGTGTGTCTGCGAACCATCCAGCGTACCAGTAGTACCCCATCTGTATTCCGCTTCTTTACACTTGTCCATGATTGTAGTCAGAGACTTAGATTTGAACCCGTGACATTCATCACCAACGACAGCACCAAATTGTTCAAACCACTTCGGTGGTAACTTATAGATCGACTGCCAAGTTGAAATAACGATATCTTTGTCGGTGTCTTTATCTCTTCCAGAATAAATCCTGTGGGCACAGTCTTCGACCGGCATACCGTAGTCCGCGAAGTCGTTGTACATCTGTTCAACCAACGATGTTGTTGGTACAATAATAAGGACTTTCCGGCCTTTCTGCCGTAAACTACAAAGGTATCTTTGGACCAGGGTATAGATAATAAGTGATTTTCCAGATCCTGTAGGGGAGATAAGTACTGCCCTTTTTCTATGAAGTCCTTCGCATACTGCATCGAACTGATAGTCTCTGATATCAATTGGCTTACCCCTTGATTGTAATTCTAACCCATCGATAAAGGATTTTATATCTTCAGGATTAATATCGATGTATGCATCCGGTCTTCCATAAAAGTTATTATGCTCTACCTCAATCTTATAATTTCTAGGCTTTGCAAACTCTGCGAGGAATGGATATAGACCTACAGGTAGTTCCATTGTATTAAGATTAAAGAGCCGGATCTTTCCGTCCCAGACACGATTCTTATAAAGCGGCATAAACTTATAGCCAGGAACAAAGAACGAAAAGAACTCAGTCAATTCATTCGCGATTCCAAAGTCACACCCAATGTGCATTACAGAATGGTTTTTATTTTTTACTTTAATGATATCCATGAAAATATATATACTATAAATAAAATGAAAAAGGAATAAGAAAAATGCCATTTATTGTTACTGAACAACTAACACCGCAAAATCCTAGTGTAATTCTTAATTCTTTAGAAGAAGCAAAAGACTTTTTAATATATGAAGGTATGACTATAGAAGAAAATATATCAATACTAGATAATTTTAATGATCCTTTCTGGGCAGCTAATAGAGAATCTTTAATTGAAACAATGACTAATATAGATTTTCAATGGGATCAGAATATGCAGACCTTAACTAGAACACTTGTATTTTCTTCTGAAAGTGCCTATGTTAATCTTAGAAGAATCCTTAACAGGACAATGCCTGCTATGGAAAGAGATTTGTCTGTACTTAATACAGATGTTATTTAAGCCCCAGCTTCGAACATCTTCCACTTAATCATGTTACCGATTGTTTGATGACGCCATTTGATATTATCTATGATTTCTACTAAGGTCTCCACGATGACCTTCCATTCGTCGATTCGCTCTTGTGATTTACGAATATCAGTATCTGCATCATAGTAATAGTCCATTTCACCTTTCAGTACACGTAGACCTTCGAACGGATCGAATACCCAACCCCGGGATTCGATCTGTTCTTTTGTCATCTTTCCGTTGTAATAAAGCCACTTGTCTTTCAACAGAACTTTCTGTTCTGCTTCATATCGCTTCAAGGTAAGTTTAGCTTCTGATAGCAAAGGCAAGTACTTTGCATGCAACATAGGACTTTGTCGGGATGCTTCATCCAACGCTCCTACGATCTTAGAATCTTTTTCCCACATCTCAAGAATTTTTTCAAGGTATTTCATACTATTCTCCAGTTAATTCAAAGCATTATATAATTTTTAAAGGGAAATGTAAATCAAGAAAACTCGAAAGAGTCATATCTGAAGGTGATTGGGAAAGAAATAGACTCGACAGATGTAGTGGATGATGCGAACTCTATAGTACCTATATCAGTTGGAAAGGCGTTCTTATACTGGATTGTTCTAACCTTTATATTTGAACTGTTCAAGATTATAACTGAGATATCATACATCGATGTATCTTCTAGACCAGCTCTAAGATGCTGAGGTTTTTGGTTCTCTTGAACCAATCCGCTCATCCAATCGTATATCTCATTATATACGTACATAGATTCATCCATGATTGCGTTAATACTAAGTTCACCGAAGACCAGTTTATCACCTGGTTGATAGGTGTCGGATCTTCTGAAAGCAGTCATAGCCGGTGATAGACTAACGGAAGGATGAGAAAC